TGTCTGCGCTTACAAAGATGTGCATAAAGTCCTCATCGGTAAACGCTACAGGCTCCGCACTAAGCTGACTTGCAGCACCCGCAGCAAAGCCCTGTGCGTGGGCTTCGTGGAGTTGGGCGGCGGTGTAGTAGTCCACACCATGCTCGGTGTGGTCGCGCTGCAAAGGCTCCGGCAACTCCGCACTAGCCAGCTTTGCCAGAATCGCGGCTTGCAATGCTTTGGCAATGTTGTAGCGGGACTTCCCGTAGCCACAAGACATAGGACCGTTCCAGCAAGCATCTATTTCTTTATCACTCAGTAAGCTCATATCAACCCCCATTGCTTTTTAATCAGATACCGCGCATCCATACGCGATGCAAACCACTTAGCCAGCCCTCGGCAATCGTCTTGCAGCAAGCCGGCAGGCCAACCCGTTTTTCCGTCTTGCATCACACATCCTCCGGCCCAATGGGCGTTTTGTCTTGATCGTTGCTAGGCCACCATCCACTCACGATGCAGCCCCTAAACGCCGGTCCATCCAGTCATGCGTGATCTGGCCCCTCCATCCTGGCGGAGGGGTGAACGCAAAACGAGGCGGCGGCGTTGGTATCGCCTGCACCTTCACATGCTCCGGCCACACGATCTTTGCGTTTACCGGCGCGGCTGGTTGCTTTGCCTTGCTGGTGATGTGAATCTGCACAGGCTTCTTGTCGGTCAGCTTCTTGGCTGGTTTGCCCAGCGCCTTGGCTTTCTTCGCGCGCTTCGCCTTGCGGGTTGCGCTACCGGCCTTGTTTTTCTTCTGTCGCCGTTTTTGCTCACGCTCCGCGACTTCCTTTTTGTACCGCTCGGCATAGGCCATGGAATCCTCAACGTCCGCGAAGTAGCGGGGTTGCTTGCGTGAGCCTGCTTTGAATAGCCGGCCTTCATTCGTCAAGTTGCGCACCACGACGATCATGCGGGAGGGGTTTTTTTCCAGCTTGCCGGCGATTTCCACCACACTTAGACCTCCTCTGACCTTGCAGGTTTCAATTACTCGTTTATCGGTTGTCGCCACCTTGAGAATGTGGATGTTGAGCCGGTTGCAGGCTCCTTCCACTGTGGTGCTTGCGCAGCCCAGCGCGGCGGCGATTTTGCGAAAGCCCCGACCTTGTGCCCGCATTGTTTTCATGGTTTCCAATTCACTTTCTGACCATTGGCGTGGTTTTCTCATGCTTTTGTCCTCGATGGCGCGGTATCAGAAACCGCTTCAATAAGTAGGTTGTCTCGCAGCCAGCGCAGCACCTTTTCAGGCTTGTAGCTGCGGTTCACCCATTGGCTGTTTTCGCTCAGTAGCTCCCCTCGGGGGAAGCCGTGCGGCATCTTTTGGCCTCGCGGGGTGGAGAGGGTGACGCCGTGGCCTGCGGGAATGGCAGCTAGGCAGGCGGCTTCCATTTGGGCGGGGGTCATGCGGCCTCTGGTGCCGTGAACGTGCGAACTACAACTACCTTTTCTTCTTCGGTGCAATTCACTTCGTAGGCGTCTTCCATCCAGTAAATAGCCTCCGGCTCACTGTGTTTGCCTCCGCCATACCAATATGTCCAACCAACCCAAGAGCCATCAACGTATTGAGCTGCCACGGCATCAGATTCATAGTGGCGCGAGTAGGGGGCTTTAAGGCCAGTCTCGGTGCCGCTGCATCGAACTTCGTTTCGAGAGTCCTGCAACTCATAGTCTTGGTCGTTTTCTTCGTAGAGCGCGTCCACGTTGTCGGCGGTGATTTCCACGCCTTTGAGAAAATCAGACTCCCATGCTTGCTGCTTGAGTAGTACGAGGTGCTTGAGTTTTTGAAACGGTGTCATGAGGGTTCCTAAAAAAGTTCACCCTGCGCAGAGGCAGGGCGTTTGTGTGATTTGGTTCGGGCGTTGCAGGCCCATTGATAGAGGGTTGCGGAGAACTTGGAACCCTTGCGCCTTCGTGCCTCAGTCAGAAACACTCGGGCGGTGTGGCGCAGCATTTCCCGCTCGTGGAGGGGTTTACTCACGGCAGGGCATCAAGACACCCCAACCACCGTCAAAGTTGATGTAGGCCTTGTCACTGGTGGTGCCGGTATGAACCCCCACATGAATGACCGCATTGGGGAACTCAGCGAACAGGCGAAGCCATGCGGCGTTGAACCACATGCCACCCACACTGATCTTGTGGAATCCTTCGCCTGTGCCGTTGCATTTGCCGCAAGTCTCAGGTTCTGCGATGGGGTCGTCTATCTCCCCATCCCCTTTGCACTCTTTGCAGTCGTAGGTGTAGTTGCCATGCTCAAAGCTACCGGCGCCAGCACACTCTGGGCAAACCTTCTTTGCGTGTGCTGTTCCTGTGCCGTCGCAGTATTCGCAAGGCAATAGCTCAGGCAGAGTGATGACTTTCATGTCCAAGCCGTCTTGGGGCGGTGGCCGCTTATCAAACCAATCACGGAACATTTCCGGAAACTTCGGGGGCAGGTTTGGTGTGGTGTCCACGATTGCGGGCTTCACCACACCGGCCCAACCGTTGCAGGCGATTGTTCCAACACCTTTGATGTGGAATGGCGTATTCAGGTAATGCCGGATGTCCCGCACAGCGAGGAACTTGTCAAAGTTTTTCATTGGACGTTTTCAATAAGGTGGGGCGGCGTGTACTCCAGCGGGAACCCCCACCGGCACCGCCCCGAAATAGTTACGGAAAAGGCCGGAGCCTTTCCTTTGTTACGCAGCCTTCTTGAGCGCGAATTCGTTTGCCGCTACGCGCAGCTTGGATTCGTACTCGCGGACCATGGCGGCGAACTTCATCAAGTCTGCTTCCAGTGCTTCGATGGCTGATTCGTCGCGGGTGATGCGGATGATCTTCATGTGCAGGCCCAGCGGCTCAAGGTCCGGTGCCCACAACACCAAGTCAACCCACTGGCGGCCCAGCAACCACAGGTAACCGGTGCATTGGTCAAGGTATTCGGAAATGTCGCCTTCCACCATGGCCTCAAACAGCGTGTCGCTACTGACCATGGTTTTGACTTCCAGAACACCGTCATCGCCAATCAGGCCGTCGGGAGACAGGCCAAACAGGCCATCCTCCGTAGTGAAGAACCCTACTTCTTCGACCAGGTTGCCGGTAGCGGCTTCGTAGGCCAAACGCGCCAGCGGCTCCTGCTCGGTGCCGAACTTCATGGCGCTGTTGGTGAACTTGGAGGGCGCTTTGCCCCCCACGCGCTCCCGAGCGGTGTCGTGGGCGTAGCTGATGCAGGCCTTGGACGGTGCGCCACTCTTGAGGCGGTCCCGGCAATCCTTGAAGCGCGAGCCGGTGATGCAGCCCTTGCGGACTGCAAGCCAGTCCTCCGAGCCTTGGGGGTAGTCGTGATGTGTGAGCATTACAGGCCTCGCATTTCTGCCACGCGCTCGTCGTAACGGTCGCTGCACTGTTGGATTTCGGCGGGGTCGGTGAGGGCGTTCATCCACTCGCCTGCAATGTCGAGGGCGTCCTCAGTCTTGGCGGCGTTGATCTTGTCCATCACCAGTTGTAGCGTTACCTCTGGCGCGTCGGTCTTGACTGCCTTGGGCTGCACATCCGTCGCACTGGCGTTCTTCAGGGCGGTGCGGTGCGCAATGACTGCGGCCTTGAATTGGGCGTGGTCTTGCGGCTGCTTTGCCAGTTTGCCGTTGTGGTCGGCCCAGAGCTTTGCGGCTTCGGCGTCGGTCTTGCACTCAGGCACCATGTCGAGGAACATCTGCACGTCCACATGCTCAGCGCGCTCGGCTTCTGTGCGCGGCTCTTGCGGAATGTCCATGACTTCCTCGGCCATGGGCATGCCTTTCAGCACATCGGGAAACACATCACGCAAGGCAAAGGCGCGGGCGCGGAGTTGCTTCATGCGCTTCGGGCTGGTCATCCATGGACCTTGCTTGCCGGACAGCCCCGCCGTTTTGGCGTCGGCATCTGAGAACGTGCGGATCTGCTCAGATTCGCCCCGGCGCTTTGCGCGGCACACGGCGGTACCGTCCGGTTTCATTTCCTCTTGCACGTACTCACACAAGGTGGAGGATCGAACAATCGCAATCAGGGCATCGCCCCAGAGGGAAGGACGCCCGTTGATGACTGCGATGTTTTGCAGGGCTTGCAGGGGCTTCAAGCCCACTTCCATGCCCCATTGCATTGCAATCAGGCAGTTGCCGGGCTTGCCCTTGAAGTCTTTGGGCACCATGTCGGAGTCGGCCAAGTAGTTGGCAAACGTCAGCGCCTGGTCAAAGGTCTGGGGGGACAGGTCAAAGGTTTTGTTTTGGGTGGACAGTTCGTTGCTCATGTCAGTTCCATTCATTGAAAGTTGGCGATGTCGTCGGCGGCACTGGTGAGCCAGTCGGCGGCGGTTTCGAGGCTCACGCTGAACGTGTCGGCCACGGCTTGAATCAGCGCCTCTACTGGTGGGCTTGCCGGGTGGATGGCGATACTCAGCGGCTGGCCGGTGAGTTCCATGGGTTCGGAGTCCAGCAGTTCGGCAATGCCGACTGCAATCTCTTGCACTGGCTGCACTTCGGGTGCCGCTGGTGCTTCCGGAGCAGCTTCCATCGGCACCACTTTGGCAGTCTCCAACGCGGCGCGCTCGTCGGCAATGCGGCGAGCCTCTTCCACCAGTGCCTGCCGTGCGGCTTCTTGCTCGGCTTCAAAGGCTGCGCGCTGTGCGGCCATTTCTTCGGCTGCGGCCCGTAC